AAACTGAGGTGAAAACATCTCACTGAACATCTTGCTGGTGGCAAGTTGACGCTCCATAAACTGAGGTGAAGACATCTCACTGAACATCTTGCTGGTGGCAAGCTGACGCTCCATAAACTGAGGTGAAGACATCTCACTGAAAATCTTGCTGGTGGCAAGCTGACGATCGATAAACTGAGGTGAAGACATCTCACTGAACATCTTGCTGGTGGCAAGCTGACGATCCATAAACTGAGGAGAAGACATCTCACTGAACATCTTGCTGGTGGCAAGCAGCCCCCCCACAAGCTTCGGCAAATCCACCTCCCGCATTGTTTCAACAGAAGTTTTTTTGACTTGCTCACTCAACTTGTTTCACCTTAGTTTATGATAAACAAACGAAGCATTGAGCATAACCCAGTTTAAAACCCATTTAAATCCTTGTTAGAGCGAACTGGCTGATTGGAAAAATAAGATTAGTTAGATGTCTTTTGTGTAACGCGCATCTCTTTCAAAAGTCTACGTCTATTCAAGTGCCTTTCATCACGCACTTTATCAACCTTGGAAACTATTTTTATCAAAGCAGTGATAGGATCATAACTCTCATCACTAATTTTTCTCATGGGCAAATTTGCCAATTTCCTCAATCTCATAGACATCTTATTTACCGAAAGAGCCAGCTTAGCAAACTCATACTGCCTCGTTTCAAAGAACTCTTCGAAATATGGAGGACTAGCTGCGTATTCAGACGCACTTGCAATTAAGTCCTGCGCACTACGTATACACTCAGGTAACCACAAAATATCCTTCATTAGATCCTGCGGTAGACAACGCCAATCTACATCCTTGGTTGGTAACTCAAGCTTGGGATAAGGGGTTGTGGAAATATAGCAACCTTCTTGATCAGGTCTCCCGTTATCACCACATAACCAAACAGCTTCATCAAAAAATCTATCGAGGTGCATCGTTACAAGTATAGCAAGATAGTACTGTTCTTGTTTCCGTTGCTTACGCTTCCCCCAAGATCCATAGGCCAGATTTAGCACGAAGCCAACAACAACGCCTAATAGTCCGATAAATTCCTTTTCCATAACGGCAATCCTTAAAGTAATCTTTGATCGTGTAAATAACGGAAGCTACTCATGCCCACCCTTTAATCTTTCATGCAAATCGTTAACAGCTTCTACAAATCGCTCAAATTGTTTCCCGTCATTGAACGTGGCATATACACCAGCATATGCGTCATCTAATGGGCCTATCACAATTTCTGGCACTAAGTGATTATCAACCACCTCAACCTGTTGTGGTTTGCATCTCACCCCTGGATTATTATCTAGCGTTACGGCCTCGTTGAAAAAACTTGTGCATCCCATTTCTGATCTCCCTGTTCATTAGAAATTACCTTAACGCATCCAAGATAACCCAGTTTAAAACCCGTTTAAATCCATGTTAAAGCGTTTAAGTGGTTTTGCACTAAGCCATCGTACCAAATTGAGAACCAAGCCGCTTAAAATGCGTTTTAGCGCTTTGATCTAAAAGCGCCTTCCCCTTAGAATGGCGGTCTCACTTTCACCTCCAAGGACGGCCTATGACCACCAATCCCCCTAAACTACCTCAAACCGATCAGGCTAAAGCTCCTACTGCTGAAAAGTCTTTTAAATGGCTCATCAAGTTACTTGCCTTTGTCGCGGGTTGTTTACTGATTTTGTACTTTTCAATCTTTCACGGTGGTGTCGGGGATAAAGGTGACTTTGGTGCCTTTGGGGATTACTTTGGGGGCGTGCTAAACCCAATTCTTGGTTTTGCTACTGTTAGCCTGCTCGTATGGTCATTAAAGTATCAGATGGATGAACTGGCCCTTTCGCGACAAGAGCTAGCGCTTACCCGCCAAGAACTTGCTGAAACCAAAGAGGAGACCGCTTTAAGCCGCAAGGCAATGGAGGCTCAGGTTGATCATCTACACAAAGAAGCAAAACTAAATGAATTGCTTAGATTAATGGCAACGATGAAAACCAAATGTGACAACATGCTTAACTGTAAGGTCAATGAAGATGACATTACATTAGGGGGTATAAATTCTGATCGAGGGGCTTTTTCAACTTATGCCAACAGTCTGAATGAGATGACCTACGCACATGTTTTGAATGTCTACATGCCAACCAAAGACAAGAATATGTTTAACCAACTGGCTGAAAAATTCAGGTTACAATATGAAGCTCCTAATAGCTCTTGGCAGGAGCTAGAAGCGCTTTTGTGCCTTTATACTCAGCTAGCATTAACCTACTACGATATAAATAACAGCACTGAATTTGCTGCTGTGTATCTAAAAGAAGCAATGGACATGCTTAAACCATTTAACGATATATTTCAAACTGATGAAGCAACAAAGTTACTCGATAGAGTCCAGATAGCTAACAATGATGCAAGATCAATTATGTTGTATGACTGCCTTTGTTCAGACGATGTGACAGATTCTGATTAGATCAGAGTTTTAAAAATGAATGATGTTTTTAAATAATCACTTAGCTAACTCAAATACTCCCCCAAGATCCCTAACATGGACTGCTCATCCTCACGGCTTACGCCTAGGTATGGCCGTGACGGAATGCCCGCGGGGCCTGCTGGCATATCGTCGGTACCGCCGAACTGGTGAATAGCGGCATAGATTTTATTGCTCCCAATCGCCGCCCAAAAGTCGCCGCTGTCGGCTGTTACGCTGGCAGCTAGCCCGCCAGCACTGGCCTGCAGTATCTTACCGCCCTGGCGTTTGGGGTTAGCTTTAAGATAGGCATCACTTAAGGATTGCCAAGCTTGACCTGTAACGGGATCGGCCTCGGCCTCAAAGGCCCCTTCGGTAGCGGACTCCAGAACGCCAGCGATATAGTTCATGGGTTCGCTAAAGTCATCGAGCTTATCCAGCAAACTCCCTAGTACTTGCAGCACAGGGGAATCACTTAAGACGATTTCAACCTTGTTCATTTTTTCATCCCTCACACTGTTAACCGCTGGCTACAGTGGTATACTGATCTAGCGAACGATGTGTACTCTTAATTGGTAAAGCAGACTCGATTAAGCGCTTAGGCGTAAATCGTGTGTATGTGGGTTCGACTCCCACCATATCGTCCGCTATCCCTCCAGCTTGCCCTCTAACAGTTCATACTGTCCGTGCTTTAAGTCCACAGCATTGATCTTATAAACGTTGATCACCGCATCCATTGCTTGCTGGCGCTTCATCTTCCACGCGCTATTAATGATCACTTTAACCTTACGTCCATCATCCTCAGTAGCATAGACATACAACAAATTCTGATTCTTGCTATCCCATAACACGGCCTCAGGTTGTGCCAACATCAAGGGTAATTGCTGATACTCATCCCGAGTTAATGCCACCCCCTCTTTGATATGACGCGGGCTATCTGCGTGCACCAGCTGCTTCTCGCCAATGGCAAGCAATGCGGTGGGTTCTGCGCCTAAACGTGCTGTTACCGCAGCTTGGATCGAGGGCGTCATAAAACCTAACGCCTGGACGCCTAATCCAGGACGCCGCTTTTGCCCTGGATGAGTGGCGAGTACTTCATCCGTCCACTGGGCGAACTGAGCTTGGCGCAGCGGGCTGTTATTGAGGGCTTGAATAAACTGGGCGCGGGTATCGAGGGATTGAATGCTGCCAAGCTTTTTAGCGACGGCAACATCGGTACCAAAGGCGGCTTCGCCTGGACTATAGGCCCAACCTAAATCGGGACTCATGCTGCTGCCATCGGGCAGATCAATCCGCGCATGGGGCACGGTTAATACCTCACCCGTGCCACGCGCCACTGTCTCGGTATCAAAGCGATGGATATAGCCTTCGCCATTTTCCACCGTCAGGCCCATGGCCTTCACCTGCGCTTCGGTGAGCGCCCGAACGCGGCAACGACAGCCCCAACCATTGGGCGGATAGATAATGTCCCATATCGGATCGTCAAAGCGGAACACTTTACCCCTCAGCCGCGCATGGGCTGGGCGAGTTTGGCCGTCATCAATCGCCACATACTGCCAATAGGGGTGGGTTTTAGTACGCGACAACATGCGCCGATAGCGCCCAGCCATATATGCGGTTTGCAGATTCTGGCGGTAGATAGTGTTTAAGCGGTAGGGACTGCCCAGCTGAACCTCGCGGCCATCAACTTCCTTTTTACCCCACCATCCTAGCTTTTCAAGCTGCGGTTTAAGGTTGGCCTGAAACTGCTTAGCGGTTAACCCTTGGCTTAGGGCCGCATCAACCTCATTGCGGATCGCCGTGAGCACATCCATTTGGGTAGCCTTTGCCACCGTAAACGCACGGGCATGGGCGCGCGTCCAGACATCTTGCCAATCGTCACTGATGGCAAAACCCTTGGCACGAAAATAAGCCACCGCATCAGCGGGGGCTTGGTTAATGGCAATGCTTAAATCAACAGTTTCAGGCACTCTTTGTTTAGGCATTTGCCATTCCCCACAGTTCAGCCACAAACATTAACCGCGCAAGTGTTTCGGTAAGCTGCTCGGTATCCATGTTGGGATAGTTCTGTTCCAGCTGGGCGCGCAGCTGCTCCGGCTCGCTCTGCAGTTGTGCCAGTAATGGCTCAACCATCCCCATATAGGCTTCACTCATTTGGCCTTGGGTGAGTGCATCTAGCGCCTTATCTAAGGCGGTTTGGCTCGGTTCATTTAACGAGGCATCTGGCTGCTTGGCGGCCCCCTCTTTCGCAGAGAGTGCTGCCAAGGCCGTCTGGCTGGCAGCAGTGGCATTAGGGTCGTCCTGTTGGATCACCAGCACAGCTTCGCCATTAGCAGGTTTAGGTATACGGGTCTTTTCATGCAGCCAGTTTTGCGGGATCTGCATGCCCATACTCACGAACGCCCGCAGCGGATAGGCCAAGGCGCGTAAATCTTCGGCCTCGGTGGTATCAAACACCAAACGAGGGTGACGGCGGTGGCTGCGGTAACTCTTACAGTTAAGCGCATAGAGGGGCGCGATTAAATCGCGGGTTAAGGTCTCGGCAACTAACGCAAGGTCGGCATCACGCAGCTCTTGGCGCACTTCGTTATGCACGTTACCTAACGCATTGGTGGAGCTTTTGCCATCGGCTTGGGTGGTTAAGGTGCCGCCCAAAATCACCTTGCTCATGGTCTTTTCAGCCCATGTCATCATGAGTTCAAACGGATCGGCTTGGCCTGTCGCAGCGCTATGAAAATCCATCACCATGCCCTTGGGCATAATGCCGCCCGCATTGTGGCCAATGCTCATGACCGCGTTTAATAGGGCACGTTTTTCCCCATCGCTGGCTCCCGCTGGATACTGACCAATGCGCAGCGGTAAACCGTAGATCTCAAGGAACTCGGCCAAATCACGCACGCTGTAGTTTTTAAAAATGAATGGCCAAATCAATTGGCGCACCAAACCACTGCGGCTCACATAGCCCGACTTGGCAGGGTGGATATGTTTAATCCAACCAAAGGGCCACAGCTCTGCACCCTCATGAGTTGAGTCACGCAGTCGTAGCTCATTGCGGCGCTCGGGGTGAGTCATAAACCACGAGGGATCGCGATACTCTGGCACCTCGACAAACCACTCGCCCAGCTCACGCGACCAGGCAAGCTCGTGCATGCTAAACCCCTTAAGAATGGCATCGGCGATGCTTTTGATAAGCGACTTAATCCAACCGCCTTCCTCCAGCATTTGTTGCAGATACTCAGTATCGGCCTTTTCCTGTGGGGTGGGGTTGCTGGGCGGTTCCAGATAGTAATCGACGCCAATCAATGCCCGTTTGCGCTTGTCGAGTTCGGCAAAAAGATGACCGTCTTTCTCTTCGATATCCTCGGCCAGCTCGCATTGAGCGATAAGATCCCCTTGTTCGGCGCTCAGTAAAATACTGGCAGCACTGGCGGGCGTTAACCCGCTACTAGGATGGTTGCTAAAAGTTCGATGCAGCCCAGCTAGGCGCACATCGTCGGTTTGTAGCTCCTTAGCCTCACGCACTTTAAAGGGGCGGCCTGTGGCGTCTAAAATCCGTGATTCCGTTGTTTTCTCTTGCATTACCAGCAACCTCGCTGCAGTTGATGATCATCATCCTCATGGGCACTTGCATGGGCATTTGGATTGCGGTGATCACTCTTAGGGATAGGGGTAAATTCGATGGGCGCACCATCGAGCGTGGTGGCATAGACCATCAGGAATAAACTAATCGCAGCATCGCCGTGACGTTCTTTTTCTTTGCCTGTACGCACATCACCTAGGCATGGAGTACCACGGTTATTTATCACCAAGGCTTGTAAGTCGGTGCGGGTGTCGTCATCACGGGGGATGGTGAGCAGTGCATCTTCAAAGTGGGACTTAAAGCGCGGCATCTGTTCGCGGTAAAAGCTCTCACTCAGCATCACGCACTCGATCACCTCTGAGCCATAACGGTCTCTGGCGTATTCAGCCAATGCTTGGCCATTACCACGCGCATCCATTGCACCACCGCGCAATCGAGGCAGACGGTCAACAATGTAGAACAGGATCTGCTCTTGTTGGCGAAAGGGAATATTTTTAAGCTCGACCTGTAGCTTGGTTTTAATGTGCAAATCTTGGGCGATTTCACCCACATCGATCACGGTTAAGTCGCCACTGCGGGCAAAGTCCTCTCCAAAGACATGGGGGCGTGACTGGTCGAGAGTAAGCAGTATGGGCAGTAGCTCACTACTGCACCAGTCAGCGATCTCGGCAGTTCGTAACCCCTCAGGCCATTCACCAAAGTCGTTCTTTTTCTCAAGCCGAACCACAGGGCCACTGTGTTCAACACTTGCCATGCGCGATTCAATCAAAGCACGGCTAAGGTACGAACCTCCACCCGACTTAGGCACGCAGAAGTATTCCTCCAGCGCGTCCTCTTCGGTAGCGGTGGCCTTAAGTAGCTTGGCTTTCCAGTCATCTTCGGCCGCTTGGCTCCACTCAATACCGCGGATTTGGCAGATGCGCTGGTAAAGCCCCTCGGCACAGGCATCGTCCAAGGTGATTCGGTGAATGCTGTAGTCTTTTTTGCCTGCGCGGGAATCGTTAATTAGCTCGTTAAACAGGTTATCGATACCGTTATGGGTAGAGATAAGGCGCACTTTTGCGCCCCACATTGTTAGCGCCAGAGCGGCCTTAAGTACTTCGGCTAAGCGTTCGTGGAATGCGGCCTCGTCTATGGTGACGTTACCCTGCATACCCCGCAGGTTTGAGGGATTGGAAGATAGCGCCTGGATTTTAAAGCCAGAAGAAAAGTAAATGGCGAAGGTCAGGATCTCTTTACCTTCTTGACCATCATCGACAAACATTTCCTCTTGGATTTCGCCCGCTGCTTTATCAAATACCTTCGCCCACATGGCCGCAGCATCAATAAACTCGCGGGCCATCTCTTTGTTACTGCCCACGTAAAAATGGTTGGTACCGCCTTGGCCACGGGCGGCCCCTGCAGTCAGTGAAGCGTCGGCGGCTTCTGCCCACGTTAAGCCGGTGCGACGTGACTTTTCACCAATTTTTAAGGGTGACTCATCGGCAATCCAGCGCTTTTGATAACCGAGCAGCACCTCTTTAGGATCAAAGCGACTTAGGCAACTAGCCTCATACGTGGGATCAAAACTGTTTGCCGTTGGTGTTATAGCTAACGCTACCGCAGTGGCGGCAGCTAAAACCTTTTTCTTAATGGTCATTAGGCAATCCCCAATATCTCGCGTTTAAGCATTGCTACGGCATCACTGGTTAAGCCTGCGGACTTGGCCACCTTCTCAGCAGCATGTGCGGCCTCGGCGGCAAAGGCTTGGCGGATCTCTTTCTCGCGCTTATGGCTGGCCATGGCGGCAGACTCCAAACGCTGCACCGCAAGCATGGCATCTTTAATCAGACCAACGTCGGCCATATCGCTTTCAGACTCGTTTAACATTGCTTTTAGGAGCTGTGAACGGCCAATTTCAAGGATGAATTTGGTCACTTCGCCCGTGGGTTTATCGCCCAGTTCTGCCGTCCACACTTGGGTGATCTCACGCATTTCCCTTAAGGATTTACCCACGGCCTCCATCTTGGTGGCATAGCGGTTAATGCCTGCGCGAGACAGAAGATTATCCTTCGGCAACCCAGCTGCTTTGATAAGGGCGTTAATTTCTTCAAGTAACTCAGTCTGCTGAATCGAGCCATCACGCAGGCCGCTATCCAAGCGTTTGCGGATATTGGCTGGCAGTAAATCTACCTTAGAGCGTCGGCCTCGGGTTTCATTTGCCATTGTCAGCTCCTTTAGATGATTTTATAGAAGCCGCAAGATCCTTCTGCGCTTGAGCCATCGCGTTTTGCAACGCTCTCTCGGCCTGCGCGACTTGAGGAACTTTGGCGAAATACATCTTGCGGAACTCGCCCTCGGTATACCGCTTACCCTCTTTTTCCATCATTGGTTTAATGACTTGGTTTTCTACATCAGCGGCAACCAAAGCGAGGGCTAAGTGATAAAGCACTTTCTTTTGGCCAGCGGTTAACGGTTTAACGGCCATGGCTATTCCCTCGCACTGGGACGCTTAATGCCAGGAACATTCGCTAAACCATCGACTACGTCTTGACCACGCGCTTTAAGTTCCGCAATTAAGTAGTTACCTTGAGTTTTGATGCTGACTAATCCTTGCTCTTCAAGCCAATAGAGTTGAGTTTTAATAACATCGTTACTCATTTCTACGCCAAAAGTGGCGCATGTTTCACGTACCATGGAATGGTTAGCACCAAAGCCAACCATGGCACTGAGCGCCGTTAAAATACTGCGGCGTTGGTGCTCATTGATAATTTGCTGTATCGACATTAGTTACCTCCTTTGTGCGTTTGAGCTAGTTCGTTTTCGAGTAGCATGTCGGTCTTAGTTTCGAGTCGCCTAATGCCTTGTTCCATTGCGCCAAAGCGAGCACCTAAGCCTTCGAGGGTTTTATCTAGGGCATGCAGTTCGTCACGAGTCGGCATGTACTCCAACTGCATTTCGGTTTCGCTTAGGCGCTTGTCGATTTCGGCCACCTTTTGAACCACCTTTTCGTGCTCGATGCGAGGGGTAAAGCGAGTACTAAACCACGCCATCAATAAGGCGCAGAAAACGCTAATCACGCTGCCAATAAAGCCCCAGTATTTGCCGAAAAATTCAAATAACGATTCGATCATAAACGCGTCCCATAGCGCTGCTTTTGGCGCTTATCTTCATCCTGTTGGCAACTAATACAGCGCAACTCGTTAAGCCGCTGTGGCTCATTTGGCTCTAAGCAATCAATACAGATGCCATTGCCTTGAGGCTGTTGTTTGTGGCGGGCGGCATCAATGCAAGCATCACGCTCGCGAGTTTCCATCGTGCTCGCCCAATCGTTTTCGTCCATGCCTATTCCTAATATTTGGCTTATTTTGTTTGGTCTGTTTGATGGCGTTGTCGCCAATCGTGCAGGGTTTGCCAGTCAAGGTTGCATTGCCCTAAGTCAGCGATCAGAGACAGCATCAGCTCGGCCATTGCTGGATTGGCTAGGCACACGGTTTGCTGCGTTAGCAGGCACTGGATCTCGGGTTGTGGCACTTGGGTCACTTGGCACTCGCGCATCAGAACTACGGGCGGTAACACATACGCTGTCGTGTAAACGGGCACGTTGCGCACAATCGGCTGCGTGGCTGAGCAAGCGCACAACATCGTTAGGCACATGAGCATCGCGCCATGCTTTAGCATCTTCATTGGTAGTGTCCTGCAACAGTTGATTGAGTTGGTTTTTAAGGGCGTGATGGCGACCTATTAGCTCTGCCTTTTGCAGCGAGACTTGCTGTAATTGCAGGGCAAGCTGCTCTGATTCGGCCGCTAATGCGGCCTTATCGGCATTGGATTTGCGCAAGCTTTCCGCCAAGTTATCCGCATCGGTTTGCAACGTTGATTTATCCACGAGCGCTTGGGTAAGCTGGTTTCTTGTTGTCGCTAATTGGTATTGAGCTAAACAAAGCACTGCCACAAAAAGCGACACGATTAGCCATTGAATAGCGGTACTAATTTGGGCGGGCGTCATTGCGTTAACCCTCCGACTGTGAGTTCGGAGAGGCAAATGGCTTGCTCTTCGGCTCGGCGCTTAATCAGTCCATTAAGGCGCACTTTGACACCTAGGCGGGTGCCATACGTCCAACCATTGCAAACGCGCTCACCCGTTTGCTGGTTAGTAGAACAGGCTTGGGTTAGCTCCTTGCAGGCTCCCACACGATCCCCAGCTAACAGCTTTTTACGCAGAGTTGAGCTGGCAAAGTTGCCGTATCCCGCCCAGTGCATAAACGACAGGTAAGCCGCGTGCTCACTATCAGTGAGCCTTACAGTGGCCGTGAGTTGCAGCAGCTGCTTGTCGGCACGGGCGATATCCTTGGCGAAAATCTCCATGCACTCCTGCTCAGTAAAGGTTTGCCCAAGCTTTAAGTCTTTGCTTGTATGGCCACGGCAAGCGGTGAGCACACCTACAGCATCGACATAAACCGTTAGGCTATTGCCCTCCCATTTATCTGTAAGCTGTGCGCCAGTAATTGCAGCCGAACTTAAGCCTGCTGCCATTAAAAATGCCTTGAGTTTACTGTTCATTCGGCACCTCTATAGCTTGTGCCTTGCGTTGTTCGCGGGCTTTTTCCTTTGCTCTCAATACGTGCAGATAGGTGACAGCATGCCAGCCCTGGGAGTAATAACTCTGGCGGGTGGCGCTGTGGCTATAAAGCGGAACTTTTTGTTCAAGCTCGGTAGTAACCTTAGTGGCAGGCACATCGCCTGCATTCTCTGCAGCTAAGTGCGCCGCTAACTCTGCACGAAGGCGAGCATTAAAGCCGTCTAATGCGCATTGCCGATAGACTCGGTTTTGAATGCGACTGATATGAAAGCCAGAGGGTCGAGCATTGGCAATCGGCATGCTGTTAACGCCGCTGCGCACCTTGTTATGTGAAATGAAGGCTGTACTGGTCAACCCAAACTGGACACTTTTACTTGAGAATTCTCAAACTCTACAGGTGACAGATCGTTATTAGCAGAATGAAGTCGCTCCAAGTTGTAATATTTGATGTAAGCCGTCACATCTTGCTTCATAAACTCCCT